ATGATATTAAACTTAAGCATATTTAAGCCTAAAAAAAACAAAAAAATTAGTGCACAGATAAAATCCGAACTCAACAAAGCAGGTATTACGCAAGCTGATGTCGCTCGTAGTTGCGGCGTTAGTTCCGCTATGGTATCCATGGTCATATCCGGAAAGGCAAGGAGCAAAAAGATTGAGGAATATATTGAAAAAGCAACCGGGAAAAAGTATTTCAAATAAAAAGCGGCAGGGCAAACCCGCCAAGACTCTCCCCTGCCGCTCCGTCACCTCCCATCCTACAGGAAGGAGGCTAAATGTTTTCCATTGAAATATTACAAAAATTTTTCAATCCTGAAAACCTCCATCCTGACGAAATCGCTGAAAAAATTAACATTCCAATCAATCTTTATATACGCGCTCGCGCTGGATATCCTGTCAATATGGATATTTTCACAAGGATTGTTGACATATTTGGGTATAGAGAACACGCAAAGATACTGTATATCATTGATCGTATTGCCGCATGTGTTGATAAACCTCTTTTTACTCCCCGGAATCTTCCTCTTAAGCTTAAACAGGCTGAAATATTCTATCAATACCATCGATTGTATAATATAAACAAACAACAACAAAATCAAGGTGAGTCATGTACGAGAAAAAACCAAAAATCAAAGGTAGTTTAAAATTTTCTCAAATGTTCACCCAGGCGCTGCATATATCTCGCCTGAGTATGGATCAAATAGCAGACAGAGCGAATATTGTTAATAAGTCTGGAGAGGTTTCTCCGAATAAATTGTATTTATTTCGGGACGGACGGATGGCACCAACTCCCACAGAACTCCGGAATATCATTCGGGTGCTTAACGAAGCAGGAGACAGGAAAAGCATACAGATGATCGCCGATTGGTTTTTCGGAGATATTTTATCTTTCTCCTTCGCGGAATCTGGAGATACAAACGGATATCTCGAAGACGACATAATCAGGATGACGGCGAATCTTGGAACGATATCAAAAGAATTTTTAAATGCAATAGAAGACTCCGAAATAGATAAGACAGAAGCTATAAAAATATTAAACGCAATCAACAATCTACAGTACACACTACAAACAGCGAAAAAAGAACTAATTAACATCCTGGAGGAGAATCATGGGTCGAATAATATACACTGAAGAAGAAAAAGAGGTTCTGAGAAGAGTCTGGAAAATTCTGTTTAAATATCTCGATAAATATATTGACAAAGATAAAAATTCCCCCGGGTCGTCCAATACCGCACACGCACCATCCCCGCATTCCCCTAAGTCTTCTTTCCATTCTGCTATGGACGACCCCTTCCCTCCCTCTAAAACAGACACAAACTGCAGGAGAACAAAATGAAAGAATTTTTTATGGCGATATTTATGATCCCTCTGGCGACAATAATGGGGATTATTTGTGGAATACTCTTCGGTATAGCGATATACATAAGATTGGCGATAGGGATAATTGATGAGATAATTAAAAAATAAACAAAGAGGATAAGCTATGAAGGTTCAACATAAAGAGGTTTCTGTTCTTGATATTGTTAGTGAATATCTCAAGGTGAATGGGTATGATGGTTTATTCAACGAAGATGCGGAGTGTGGTTGTGAAATTGGGGATTTATCTCCTGCAGGATGCATAAGTGAAGAATGTAAAGCGGGCTATAAAATTAAAAGTAAAGGTTGGATAAATGGTTGGATAACAGGGATTCCATCACCGGCTGGGGTAAATGAGGAGGAGGCAAAATGATAGGAGACACAAATTACCAGCTTAATTATAGGTCTGACACTGTCACATTAAAAGCAGTGTTAGAGCCTGCGTCATCGGCGGGGCATTATTTTGGTCCTAAAGTAATGAGTGCAATAGCCGAAAAAATTCTCAACAAAATTGGGAATAAGAGTATTGATGCAGACTCTCTTTGTGAAGAGTATCGTGTAGATCATGAAAAAAACAAGGTTTTCTTTCTTGTTACCTGGCCTATTGGATCTGAAAAACGTAAGGATATAGAAACTATTATTAAAAAAGCCCACGAAAGACTTATTCAAACTCTTGATGAGTTTGAGAGAGTAAAAAGTATAATCGAAATAGTAGAGAAAATGAGAAATGGCTGATATGAAGAAATGTCCTATTACACAAGAACATTGCAAATATTATGAACCCCAAAAGAGAACATGTATATATGCTGATATCTCTGTAAAGCATCTGGAAATGTGCGGAATTCTCTATACTAAAAAAGCTCTTGAAAACTTGAAGAAGCAAATAAATCAAAAACAAGAAGGGGAAATACAATGTCTGATTTTCCCGTAAGATTTTGTGAAAAATGTAGAAGAGCATGGCAGGTACTGGATAGTTTCCATGGACTTAAAAGGGATTATGAATATTTACCGGATTTCCCTACGTATAAATTAGAACGAAAAATATGTCCACAATGCAGGAAAGAAATCATATCAAAGATCAGGAAAACCAGGAAGAAAAAATCGAAGAAGCAGCTATTTCTCGAATATATGGCAGATGGAAAGTGGCATAGCAACTGGGAACTCACACAAAAATTTGGATGGTCTTTCAACCAGAGGAAAAATGAACTCCAGAGAGAAACAGGAATACAGTTTGAGAAAAAACAGAGTAAAAAAGCATCTTCTCTATGGTTTTATCGTCTTGTAACACCTCCGGAAGATATCGATTTTGAAAACTGCTGTCTGAAATCTCAAATAGAGGAAGAAATTTAAAATGAAAATAACACATTACAACAGAGGAAATTACTATCATTGCATAATCTATGGCTCAGATAGAAAAGGAATCATCGTGGGTTCCAGGAGTTTAGGTATCGCATTAATGAAAGGCATCCTGAAGTATTTCATATACAGAATAAGCTTAAAATTGAGATTTGAGTCGTGAAAAATAGAATTTCCAACGCCCCGGCCATACCACATTGCAATTCTCTCCATTTCCCTTTATCCTCTAAGGCTGGGGTTCTATCCACCTCAGAAAGTTCTCAAGTTTTCCCATTTTTTACTCAAAATCTAAAAGATTTAGTGGCTCAAATCCTGGTGACATATACAAAAACTTAAGAAAAAAGGGAGGGATAAAATGTTAAGCTTAACATTAATTCAAGAGATTGAGAATGTTGAAGACAATAAGATAATTGACTTTGTTAGAGAGAATTACACGTTTGAAGACCTTTTAAATCGATGCAGAGAAGCAATAATTAGCGAGTTTCGCAGAGATTACGAAAATTATAAAACCGAAAGAGAAATAATACTGGAGTGGTAATGAAGTGGTTTAAACACATGACAAACTCACATAATGATGAGATTCTCTCTGAACTGATTGATGAATTTGGTCCGGCTGGTTATGGTGTCTGGTGGATTATTCTTGAAGTCATAGCAACTCACATGGATGACACAGATAGGACTTCAGCAAAGTATTCAATCAAAAAATGGTCAAATTTTTGCGGAATTTCGCCAAAAAAATTTCAAAAAATTGTAGAATTTCTGAAAAATCGTGGCAGAATTTTGGTAAAAAAAGAAGAAAATTATTTGATTTTAGACGTTCCAAATTTATTAAAATATCGTGATGACTATTCGAGAAAAAGAAAAAAATCTACGGACAAAGTCCGTACAAACTCCGGACAAACTCCTGACAAAGTCCAGAAAAAATCCGTAGAATGTCCGGCCCAAGAAGAAGAAGTAGATAAAGATATAGATATATATAAGGCTGGCGGGCCTAATAATAATGTTATACACATATATAGAGTGTATAAAGACAAAAATCATGCCAGCCAGCCAGCCGAATATATAAATTTTGATAAAAGACCATCTGATGGACTGCTTAACTGGTTTAAACAAAAATTTCTTACAGAGTTTCACATGGAGCTTCCAAATCGTGCTGTAGATATTCTCAGTAGTATGCTTGCGAGGGATTCTGATATGATAATTCGGGAATATGGTAACTATAAGATATTTCTGACTGTTGCACTAAAAAGAATGCATGACATTGCGTCCCGAAAAAGGATTCCTGATCCTGATCGTTTTTTGCTGGCAGGATTGTTTGGTAAGCAAAGGTACCTCTGGGAGATGACTCCGGAGGAAGAAGAAAAGGGAAGTTATGTAAAGCCTTTACTTCAGGAATGGGATAGGGTCGTAAGTGAGAAAATTGAAAGTAACGTATGATAAACAGGGGTGTGGCTTGACTTTTTATATTGAGCAATTTGGCTGGGGATATAGAGCATTTATCAATGCAATCAAAAGGGAGATCCCGCCCGAAGGTAGGGCTTATTTCCCTAAGGAAAAACGCTGGTACATTCACCCGGCATATGTGGATAAATTTATGGCGATATACAATCGTATGTTTCAAAATCCAAACCAAAAAAAATTATTTTGAGGGGGGAATATGACCAAGGAAGAATTAATTCGTCAGGTTATTCGTTTAGGTCAGCGTGAAGGATGGACGTATGATGATACGGCGGATTTTATTAGACAAGTCAGGAAAGGATTGAGGTTGAAGCCTCCAAAGAGGTCCCGGAGATTACCGGATATCATGACGGAAAGCGAAGAAAAGAAATTTTTCAGTACTCTTGAAAAATATTACTCCTGGGAGAAAGTATTGTTTTTTACTTTGCTGCGATATACCGGTCTGCGTGTTGCCGAGGCATGCAGGTTGCGGAAAAGGGACATAGATTTTGAGCGGCTTATTATTCGTGTTGAGAAAGGGAAAGGCGATAAAGATAGATACGTTCCTTTTCCGGAGAGAATGAGTAAAGATCTGCGTCATATTTTCGAGCTGTATCCAAAGCATGATTATGTTTTTGTGAATCGCAATACTGGTCAACCATACACACCAAGGAGATTTCAGCAGATCGCTGCGGATGTATGCAAGAAAGCGAAGATCCGGGATATACGCATTACTCCCCACACGTTTCGACATGCGCTCGCCACTGAACTCCTAAACAGAGGTTTGGACATCCGCATAGTCCAGGAAATCCTTGGTCATGAATCGATCATGACCACGGAAGTTTATACACACATTGCTATTGAGAAAATCCAGGAAGAGTATCAAAGGGTGATGGCGTGAGTAAAGAATTGTACTACAAAGCAATCTGTCCTAAGTGTCATTGGTCTTTAACTGTTGGCCATTTAAGAGACTTAGAGACACCTATTAAAGAGCATTTTGAAATTTGCGATGCTGATAACATGATAATCTATATAGAGGCTGGTAGTTCTGGTGGTTCTATCCTTCAAGAAGGGGATGTAGTTGTTGTGAAAATGGACGGTGAAGAATTTGAGGCTGTTATTGAAAGTTTCAACGATGATGACAGTATAACTGTTAAGTCTGAGCTGACAGGCAGAAGGTATAGAGTTAGCAAGGATTCTATAAAGGGAGCACAAGATGAGTAGAACAAAGATAGACTGGTGTGATTATGCCTGGAATCCAGTTTGGGGATGTTTAAACAACTGTAAATACTGTTATGCAAGAAAAATTGCTAAAAGATTCGCAAGAAAAATGGCTGAGCAGCAGTTTGTCGATTATGTTATAGACCCTACCGAAGGAGTTGACATTTATGACATCAAACGGTGGAAAGAAAGTCTGACAGAAAAGGTAAAATACTTTCTGCCAGTATGGTTGCCTGCAAATTACGAAAAGAAGTTTCCCTCAAAACCCTCAAAAATCTTCGTTAATTCTATGTCTGATATATATTGGTGGAAAGATGAATGGCTTAAAGCTGTTTTAGAGAGAATTAGAAAATACCCTCAACACGACTTTCTATTTCTCAGCAAATTTCCTCATCGGTATGATCCAACTGAATACAAATATCCATCAAACTGTTGGCTTGGGTTAACAATAGATAAAAAAGTTGCTAATAATATATTGAACATGCAGATATACGGTCTTATGAATTATTTGACCGACAATATAAAATTTGTATCGTTCGAACCATTGAATTTTGACCCCGAAATTGTATTTGATTATCTTGATGTAGATTGGATCATCATCGGTGCTCAGACAAATCCTTATAAACCACCTGAGCGTAAGTGGATAGAAAAAATTATTGATTTTGCTAAGTCTTTTGGTATACCCGTGTTCACAAAAAATAATCTTATAAGAGCTTATCCTGATTTGGTTTATAAAGAGTTTCCTGAAGATAGGAAATTGATGATAAAGAAGTATGTACGAGAAAATACTTGATCAGTGGGGGCAGTATCTACTGGTAGTTAAAAGTCTTCGAGAGTCCACTATCCGGCAGTACCGGCGGTTTGTGAAATATCTATTTGACTTCACCGGTAAAGATCCCGAGAAGATCACACAGCAAGATATCGTTGATTATGTTATTGACCTGAAGCTTAAAAAGGTTGACGTTAACACTCAGGCACTCAGGGCCACGGCGATCCGGAGATTTTTTCAATGGTATTCCAGAACGTATAAAATCTCCAACCCTGCTAAAGAATTACAGCCTATTAAGCGAAAATATCCTGAATTCAATATGATCACTCCCGATGATCTGCTTAGGATTGTAGAGTATTGTTACAAAAAAATGATCCGGGCGAAGAGTGAGAGGAATAGGTTCAGGTACCATAGAGATGCTGCTATGTTTGTTTTCATGGCCGATACAGGTGTCAGGGTTACGGAGTTGATTCAGCTTAGCATAGGTAATATTCGTGTAGAAGAAAATAAATATTATGTGATAATTCCGCCCGGAAAAGGTAGAGTTGGGCGTCAGTTCCCGTTTGGTCTTTTAGCGGAGCGGTCCCTTGTGGGAGAAGTATTTTCATCGTACTGGCTTATGCGAACAATCAACATGAAAGCAAAACCTACTGAGCCATTGTTCCCACAGACATACAACTGGCCCGAGTTGAGATATTACACACATTACAATGCGATAGATAAGAAGTGCAAAAGACTGGGAAAGATTTTGGGTATCAAGATGAATCCACATTCGTTCCGCCATTTTTACGGAACGTGGTCAATCATTAATGGGATTAATATATACGTGCTGAAGGAGAATATGGGACATGCATCCCTGACCAGCACAGAGAAATATATCCACATAGCAGAGCGATTAAAAGATACCACGCTTCAACATTCACCAACGAAGGGATTGAAGTCTCCTCAGGGATTTAGTGGGTTCACAAAGCTGCAAAGAGAGATAATAAAAAAGGGTTTAAAAGATGTATTTCCTTGAAACACACATTAAACAAACAGTACAGATGTGTAAAACACTCATATCATCGCGTCAAGACAGATGTTTCCTGAAAAGATGTAAAAAAATGTGCCACATACCCGAGTTAATTACTTCGCTTTTTGTACTTATTGCGAAGTGTTTTGCTTGTTTATTTGGTGATTTAGGGATTAGAACGCTTGTTTTTGGTACTGATTTCACACTAATAAACCAAAAGCGAAACAATCAAGAGCTGAGGGATCAGAGGTGGGGGCTTTGAGTTTTTGGCTTTTGTCTTTGATTTTTCTCCGGGTCGAAAATTCACAGGGTATTTTTGAGGAGTTGCTATGGCTGTGAGAACACTTAGCGATATCAAGCCAGATGAGTTATATACAGTTGGTGAAGTCGCAACAGTTTTGCGTAAAAGCCAGTCCGCGATATATCGCTATATCAAAACTAAGCGTGTTTTAAAGGCGCATATAGTAGGTGGCGAATACAGGATTCTGGGTAAAGATGTGCTTAAATACTGGAACGAGACAATGATTGCAAATCAAGACAAGGCGGAATTATAATTTTGGTTTACCTTCAATATGCTTCAAAGTACTTCCATCAATATTTACATCAACTGCGAAACCAGAGGGGGTAGAATTAGAAGGGCGAATAGAGATGATTTCTCTGATGCCATCGGCTATTTCTCCGCAAATATTAATTGCCTTTCCATCTTTACTGACATTGGCCTCTCGACTTGAACCAAGGAGATCAGCAAAAAGTCCAAATGCATTTAGTTCTTCCATTTTGCTTCCCTCCCTTCTTAACTACTGATTGAACGTTCCTGATATATATTTGTTCCCATCTTTATGCATATTCGCAAATATCGCCATCTTTATTCAAATTCGCCATCTTTATGCATATTCGCAAATATCGCCACGCATGATTGACAAATTCATGATCATAATTATAACATTATTCAGAAATGGAGAAGAATTCGAATAAACCGACATACTCCTATTTTTACTGCAGAGCTTGTCAGATACCGTTAAAGCTGACAGAGGACGAACTTATATTTGACAAGAATGGCAAGCCGGTGGTTCTCTGTCCAGGATGTAATAAGCCGATGGTGGAAACCACTTGGCGGGTGATGAATGCCGTCAAAGGTTTCAAAAAAGCTACCGGTCCCAAGACGGAAGAAGGCAAAAAGAAGGTAGCTAAAAATCTGGATGGCCACCGCGGGATATATACGGACCGGCAGACCTGCAACAACTGGAAAACTGGTAGGTACGCTAAAGCAAATCGTATTCTCGCTCCTGCTATTGCCGGGCGTTTTGAAGAATGTAACGATTGTGAATTGTATAACGATTGCAAGGAGAAAAAAATCAAGTGGTGTCCGGTTCAGATTCAACCGCTCCTTCGCTTTTTGCAGGCACATAAAGAAAAGGATCCATCTCAGTTGCAGGAGCTTGTGGGACTTTCACATGCGAGGTTGTATAGCATTTTCCAGATGGGGCTAAAAGAAGTTTTTGAACGTGGTGCTGTGGTAGATGATGTAAAAATACTTCATAGCAATAAAGACAAACAGGTTTTACAAATAACTAAAAAATCGCATCCTTTTATTCGGACCGCTCTGGACATTCTGGAGACCATAGGATTTACGGCAGATCAGCAGAATATGACACCAGCTAAGCAGGACGAACAGGATACACTTAAAGGGTTTCTGGATATGGAGACTGACAAAAACAAATCTATTTCCGAGGTGGTAAACGATATCAAAGCGATGGCTGAGGACATGAAGCAAGCTATACAAAAAGCAGCGAAATTGCGCGCTCAGGATGATGCTTTGAGAGAGTATGAAAACGAGAAGAACCTGGAAAGGGATGATGAGGCGGAATAATGTTATTCTTGCGATCGTATGGCTGTTTTTCTGTGTATGGACAATTCAGGGGAATACCATGAAAAAAAGCCATATCAAACTGGCTAACCGAGCGGAAAAAGAGATAAAGAAATTTGTAGATAATAATTATCTCTGGCTAAAGCATATCTGCAATTTCGAGTGTCGTCCCCCGCAGGTGGTGTGGGCTGATGAGATAGAGAAAAATCCCTATATCGTAATAATGGCGCCGCCAAGGTTTGGAAAGACGAATCTGGTGGAGCTGATGTGTCTTAAGGATACTGCCACTCATCCGTGGGAAGAAGGACGCACCTGGGCGCCAAAAGAAGATCAGGCAAAGAATTCTCTTAAATATCAGCTCTCCGCCATTGAGAACTCTGAAGTACTTTCCGCTTATATCGCCGTTAGAGATGGAAAACGACAGAAATCTACAAAGCATTATGAGTTCTGGAATGGGTCCAACTGGAAGATTTTTGGGCAGAATTCCAACTTCGAGGGTGAAAACGCCACCATTATCCGGGCGGAAGAGTTCGATGACATGGATTGGGATATCTGGACGAAGCGAATTATAGAACGTGGTTCTGCGAAAAACCGCAATGGCCTTCCTACGCGGATTCGGATTACCGGGACAATTCAAGAAGGTAAGGGAAATATGTATCGTGTAGTAGAAGATCCAGAGTATTATACAGCGACATTATTTGATGTATATGACGGTCTGGCTCTTGGTATCTATGACGAAAAGCTTATAGAACATGCAAAGAAGCAAACTTCCCCGGAGGATTGGCTTCGTATTTATCTTCTGAAGTTTACTGAGGCAAAAAATTATCTCTGGGAAAAATGGATCCGTCACGCACAGAAGCGTTCAATTGAAATCAATTATGAAGGTGTACCCTATGAACCCGGTGGAAGATATGATGCTCAGGGCAGAGTAGTTGCCGGATTGGACATGGGGCATTCCGGAGAGAGCAAAACAGCATCCTACTATTCGTTTCAGGTCTGGGAGATCATTGGTAATACTGCAGTGTGGCTAAATGGTAAGCGTTGGCCACCGACTGCAAATACTAAACAAATCAAGGAAGAAGTCATAGCCTGGTGGGATTTTTATCGTATAGACTATGCATATGGGGATGCCTTAAAGGCAGATATGATTGCTGATATCAACGATATGCTATATGCTGAACGGCTGATTTCTGTGGACCGCTCCGCCTTTCCAGAAAATTCGCCATCTAACTGGAAAAATTGGGTGTTTTCCCCTGTCTGGAATACAGGGCAGACGAAATGGAATGGCGCTCAAATACTTCAATCAAAGCTTCGCAATGGTGAAATGATAATTCCGTATTTTGCAAAGGATGATGATGGCGATACTGCAAAAGCCGCCCGGTCCCTGGTGGCTAATTTTAAAAATATAAAGCAGGGAAAATCTAATGCCAGATATGGAATACTGGAACCCATTAAGCCAGAAATAGGTGACGATGATTTTGATGCCTCCTGGATGGCTTTATTGTGTGCAAATGATCGCTTACCTACTATCGTGAATCTTGATAATCTTGGCAGAATAAATAAGCAAACAGTTATAACGCCGCCAACCTGCTCGATTGTTGAAGAACTAAAAAACGATTTGTATTCAGAACTGGATATTGAGAGGAATTTTTAATGCTAAAAAGGCTTGTAAATATATTTTCAGAAAAGCAGAAACCAAATTTACGAGAAATTGGAGCCGTTAAGTCCAAAATTCAGTATAGTTGGGATCCCAATCCCGATGAGGTTATACAGAAAAAGGGGATACGATATTTAAAGTCAGTCGCAAGAGACACGCATGTATCTTCCTGTCTTAGAACACGTAGGCAAAAACTTCTAAAGACACCATGGGATATCTTTCCTGCTGCAAAAAATGATGAGGCGATTTTCTGGGCTGAGTTCGCAAAGTGGAATTTAGACAATATGGAAGGTGAGTTTCTCCAGGATCTGGCGGGAATGCATAAAGCAATTGGTTTTGGTTTTAGTATTTCTGAGATAAACTGGAAAATCATTGAAGATGGTCCGTATAAGGGAATGATAGGGATAAAATCCATTCGGTATAAACCAGTGGAGAATATTAAGTTTAAGACGGACAAATTCGGATATGTAACGGATATTTTACTTTTCAATAATTACGGATTTGATCCTGTATCGCTTCCTAAGAATAAAGTCATTCATGTTGTCTATGGTGATAACGATGAGAATCCTTATGGTGATCCCACGCTTTCCCGTGTGGCTTTCTGGACATGGCTGAAGAAGAACGAAGCGCAATTCTGGGCAATTTTCTCTGAGAAGTTTGGAATGCCTACCGCTACGGCAAAGGTTCCTAATAATGCAACAGAGGCACAAAAACAAGCTATACGAGATATACTTAAAAATCTGCAGGCGGAGTCTGGGATAGAAATTCCTGAAGGGTTTGAAATAGGTTTTCTGGAAGCAGTCAGACGGGGTGAGGTTGGATATGATAATTTTATCGAGCGATGTAATAAGGAAATCTCAAAAGAAATTCTTGGTCAGACGCTTTCTGTGGAAGAAGGCAAACGCGGTCAGGGTTCTTATGCGCTTGGTACTGTCCATGCAGCCACATTGAGTGATTATGTTGCTTTTGATGCAGCTCTCATACAGACGGCAGTCACTGAACAATTGATATGGCGTCTTATGCGGTATAACTCAAACACTCGGTATTTGCCGAGGTTCGTTTTCGTGAATGAAATCGATTCTCTTACTCTGGTTCAGAATTTTCCCGCTATCTCCAGTGCAATTGACATCCCAGAAGAATGGCTATACCGAAAATTGGCTATTCCTATGCCAGGACCGGGTGACAGAGTGATCCGTTCATCTTCATCTGCGTCCCTACCACAAAAAGGCATAGACAACAAAGCCAAATCAGTCTTTTATGAGTTTGCTGAATCTGAGCCTAAGATTATGCAACAACGGGAAGCTGTGATGAAGAAGTTTGACATTCAGGCGCTTAACAAATTAGCTGAAGAAATAGACGCTGTTTTTCAGAGTGTTTTCAAACAGTTTAAAAAGAAGCTAAGAGAAAGCGAGGCGATAGAATCTCCGCCTAAATATGCCGTGAATGTCTCCGGGATAAAGAACACGCTTATCAATTCTGCCGTTTATTACTATTGCATTGGGAAATATTTTGCGCGTGAGCAAATCAAAAAACATATAGATATAGGAAAGCCATCTCCAATCAAAAAATTCGCTGAGTTCGATATTGATATAGAATTTAAATCTCCGGAAGATGCAATTAAGTTTTTCTCAGGTCTAACTAATATCACAAAGAAGGAAATGGAAACACTGCTGGCGCTTTATGAGGAGCGGTATTTCACTGTTGCTGGTTTGATACAGAGTGATATCAAAAAGATTTTCGATAATATCGTCATTGGACTGGAAAAGGGCTGGAATTGGCCCACTTTTGAGAATGCAGTAAATCAGGAGAAAATTCGCTATACAGGCGAAGTCTTTGGAACGGATTTAACAAATGAGCCATTAAAAGCTAACCATTTAAAAGTGATCTTCCAGAATAACATGATGAGAGCGTATCAGGAAGGAGCGGACGCATTATATAATGATCCAGCGGTAGATGAAGAACTCTGGGGCTTTATGTACGTAGCCGTTGGCGATGACAGAACCAGGCCTTCGCACATGAAACTGAACGGTATAGTACGCCCCAAGGATGATCCCTTCTGGCGTAAATACAAACCGCCATGGGATCATGGTTGTCGATGTGATAGAATACCGGTATTTCGGCATCAGATCGCCAGCGGCGAATATGTGAAGACTGAAAAATTACCACAATTAGATCCTGAAGAAGGATTCCCAACGAGGAGGATATAATGGCAGATTTGAGAATGTTCTCAGTTGAAAATGCATTAAACGTAGACATCTCTGGCGATTGGAAAGTATCTGAGCGATTGAATATATCAGACCAATCTCATGCATGTAAAAAAATTTCTGAAGGCACAATGCATATAGTCATCTGGAGTGATTCAGATATTTATATGAGATGGGATAATGCTGAAGTAGATACAATCGATATAAACAATGACATAATAATTCCGGGAGAAACCTTGGTAATATGGAGAGTTCCAAATGCTCTGAAGGGATCTGGGAAAAATAAAGATATATATGTTCATTTTAAACAAGTAATATCGGCGCCTGATAAATATTTGAGGCTTGTGGAGGTGTAATATGGCTTTAACGGGAGGGATAGGTAACGTATTAGGGGCAGGAAAGATAGGAAAGATAGGAATTCAAACAGAAGTACGAATAAGAAAAGGACGTTTACTAACTCCTGTGGGTGAGCATAATCTGTTACAGTATAACGGTTTGACAAATAATCGAATACTTTATGACCAATATGAGATTCCAGGTGTATATGTATTTATACCTAAATTTAACTGGGATCCAGAAAATGGATTTAATTCATCTGAAGTTCATCCTGCATTTATATGGGATGGGGTAGAACATGACGGCTTTTGGGTTAGTAAATATCAAAATACTGCTGTTAAGATAATAGATGGAAGTATAAAAGAAACTCCTACAGCCTCCTGGGATATAACAGGATATATAGCGGCTTCAATACCTTTTGTTGATCCCATCACATACGTATCATTAGATGACGCAAAGCAGCTTTGCTGGAATAAGAATAGTTCTGACATGATTGCTACAGGAAATTGCTTTCACCTTATGACTAATGCGGAACGAGCAGCAATAGCGTTATGGACATATCAAATGGTGCAAGACGGTATATTACAACATATGCCATATGGTAATAACAATTATTGTCGAGATGTAAATGCGAAAGGCATTGTAGGGATACCGCTAAATCCAGCACTTACAATTGGGAGTAATGGTGGAACATATGGTCCTCCATATTATGGAAGATGGAGAACCGGTAGTGGAGGCCCAAAGACAGCGCATAATCTTGATCTATCTGGTGTTTTTGATCTAAATGGTAATGTATGGGAATGGATTGATGGCGCAAGGCTTGTAGATGGAGAAATACAAATTATAGAAAATAATGACGCTGCACTAGGAAGAGATACATGGGCAGCAATAGATCAAGGAGGGAACTTAGTTACTCCTGGAAGTACAGGAACACTAAAATACGATATTACTGGGGCAGATGACGGTGTAGAGCATGATGTAGGTGAGGTGAGTATAGATATCTCTATTTCTAATTATGTATCTATATCTTTTGCCCATAGCGCGTTTAAAGACATGCAGTATGGGATTGCGTCGGTACCTTCTTTAGTTAGAAAACTTGCTCTTGTACCATTGTTAGCTTCGGATCAGGATGGATGTATGTTTGTGCGTAATTCTGGAGTAAGAGTAGTAAGTTATGGGGGGCACTTCTATAATGGTTTAGTAGCAGGATTGCATGCTTTACACCTACTGGCTGACTTTACGACGATATCTCTATCGATAGGTTTCCGTTCATGCTACATAGGAGATATTTCAGCTGTTACATAATGGAGGGAGATAAACATGTATAAATATTTTAAAAACGAAAAAGGAGAAATCATTAACGAAGTTATACCAACGGATAAAATGGTGAATAGAGAAGTCGTGCGAAAAATAAGGCAAAAATATGATATTAATAAAGAATTTCAGATGCAGCGGTTAGGAATGATTGACCCGGCAAATGCTGAATATCAGGAATATTTGTCTTATGTAGAAGAATGTATTACATGGGGAATTAATAGAAAGTTACAAGCACGTACAGATAGAGAGAAATGGAAAGATTATCAATGGAATGAAGAAGTAGAAACAAGAGAGGAATTTATACAGAGATTAAAAGAAGCAGGAATGATTTAAAAAGAGGAAAACATGGATGTAATTATCACAGCAGTAATATCAGCAGGAATTCCACTTATTAGCGTTGCAGTAGGGTATGGTGTTCTAAAAGCGAAAACAAACGAGCATGAAAAACGTCTTGCAGTAATTGAGAGGCAAAAAGTTGATAAAGAGGTGCTTGAAGAGATTGTAAAACGATTAGAGGAAAAGCTCGACTTTTTAATAAATCAGCACAAGAAAGGGGTGTAAAATGGAGTGGTTAGAGGCATTATTCACATGGAAAAACTTTTTGTACTTTTTAATAATAGTGCTGGGCGCTTTTTTGACGGTTGTAAGTGCCAAATATCGTAACCTGGTTAAAGAAATAAAAGAAGCGGCAGAAACGGTTAGTCGGGCAATAGATGAAAAAAGCCCCGGGGGAAAGGAAATTACTAAAGAGGAGTATGAAAAAATCATGAAGGAAATATTGGATATATTTGCGGCTTTGCTAAGGCTTGTGTGGAGACCTTTTAGAGTGGGGATAAAATGACTCGATATGAAAAGGTAGAATTTATGATAGAGCTTGCACTGGGAATGGCAAAAGAGGGTATTCCCTATCGCTGGGGAGGTTCTAATCCGTTGACTGGTTTTGATTGTTCCGGGTTAATTGTGGAACTTCTAAAGAGTGTTGGTTTGGTTCCAGATAAATTTGATACGAATTCCAGGGGATTGTACCAGATGTTTAAGGATAAAGAAGTAAAGAAGCCTGATCGAGGATGTCTTGTGTTTTTTGGACCTTCGAAAGCGAAGATTAATCATATAGGACTTATGATAAATGACGAGCTGATGATTGAGGCAGGTGGTGGTGGTTCAAAAACTCGAACCCTGGAAGATGCTGCTAAACAGGGAGCCTGGATAAGAGTGCGTCCTTACAAAAGACGCTCTGACGTGGTCGCATTCGTGAGTTTATTATGAGGAGGTGATTATGCCCTGGGAGGAGACTGAAAAGGAAATTAGGCATCGTCTGAAAGATCCTCAGTTATATGAAACATGCCGCTCAAAAGATCTTGGTGGTGGTGTGAGAATGATTTATTGCAAAAGAAAAGATAATGGAGAGTGGGAAGCTCAGGCGCTGCGGTTTGATAAAGAAAAATTCACAGTGAAACAGGCGAAAAAGTGGCTGGAAGAACATAAAGACAGTTTCGCAGAAAAAGAATTGTTTGACGAATCTGACGAGGAAATCACTATGGAAAGCGAACAGTTTGAGGAGATCAAGGGGCTGGAAATTTTTAAGATAGGTACCGCGGAAACAAAAAATTACACTATAAAAGACCTGGATAATATGGTTAAAAAAGCTGAGGAAGGAATTCACGAAGCACCGGTTGTTATCTCTCATGATGAAAACCAGGATTTGCTCGCTGCGGATAAACTTCCGGCTGCTGGATGGATTAAGAAGCTTTATCGGAAAGGGAAATCACTTTTTGCGGATATTGTAGATGTCCCGAAAGTTGTTGCTGAGCTTATCCGCAAAAAAGCACTGAAAAAGCGTTCCGTGGAAATCTATCATGATTTTGTTGATGATGCAGGGAAGCATCATGGCAAAGTAATTCGCCGTCTTGCTCTTCTGGGAGGTGCTATCCCCCGGATCAAGTCCCTCAGCGATCATCTGGCGCTGTATGAAGAAACAAAGCAGGAATTTTCCACTGTGTCCTTTTCTGAGATGGATGAGTCCATCGAGGGGACAATGAAACAAGATGAATTCAGCCGGAAACTGGATGATATATATTGGATTTTCCGTGACAAGCTATGGAAAGTCTGGTGGGATCAGGAAGCCACGGATGATGAAAAGAAAACCAGATTTAAATCTTTAATAGATGAATTCGCATCTCTGATACAGGAGATCTTTAAGGATACCATTGGAAGCTTTTCAGAAAATAACAGGGAGGATAATCAAATGAGTACGGAAAACAAAATGAAAATTGAAGAGGAAGCGAAAAAGAGATATGTCGAAGAGTTTGCAGAAAAATACGGAATCTCTCCAGAGGAAGCGGTTCAAAAGATGAAGGAGATGGAGAGAAAGCAAAAAGAGGAAGAGATCAACAGATTCTGTGAGAATCTGAAGCGCGAAGGACTGGCACCTGTGATTGTGGATCAATACAAGGAAATTCTTACCAAAGCCACATTTGATTCCTTCACTGAAGGTGAATCTCTCAATGAGAGATTAAATCAGCTGATGGCTGATATCGCCAAACACGTGAAGGAAGGTACTGCCTACGTGGAATTTCAGGAGAAGGGTAAAGTAGGCGCCAATGGTGCTGATGTCGATAAGGATACGAAAAAGTTCGGCGAGAATGCAGTGAATATTGATCTGATGAAGAAAGCAAAAGCTTATGCAAAGGAGCACAAAATAAGCTTCGCTGAAGCAATGCAAGTTGTAGCAAATGAGGAGGAGGAATAACTATGGCTCTTTATTCTGGTGTATATAAAACAGTTACCAAGTCCTGGATAGCTGAAGAGGATGTAGATCCGTTTAGGACAGTTAAATTTGGCACGGATACCAATGGGGTAGTATATACGAACGCACAGGGCGAAAAAGCGATCGGTGTAACTCTACATGAGGCAAAAAAAGGACAGCCCGTGGAGGTATTGCATCTGGGAATCTGTCCTGTTGTAGTGGCTGCCGCTGCCGGACTCAGTAGAGGTAGCAATATCACTCCATCAGCGACTGCTGGAAAGGTAGAGGTTGCAGCAGCTGGTGATTATGTAATTGGGACTCTCCTGGATGTGCCATCCGCAGATGGAGATCAAATCTTAGCATTCATCGATTGTTTAAAATTCGAGGCAACGGTAGCATAAAATAGGGAGGAATTAAACCATGCCAGTACCTGAGAACTATCATATAGATGCAGCTCTTACCACCTTTGCGGTGGAAATAGGTGCAGGTGGTCCTTTTGTTGCAGACAAAATTTTTCCTATCGTAGAGGTCAAAAAGGAAAGTGACAAATACAAGATATATCCTAAACCGGAAATTCGGGATGATGTAGAAACAATCCGTAGCGCCAGTGGGTTGGCTCCAGAGATAGACTGGAAGCCATCCGAAGATACGTATTCATGCAAAGAACATGCTCTGCGTCGATTCATTCCCGATCGAACCAGGAATAATGCTGATAATCCTATCAAGCTGGAACAGAATACTATACGAAAACTTCTGCATAAGATTCGCCTGGGAATAGAAAAGCGAGTAAAATCCATTGGGATGTCTCCTTCATACATCACTAACAACGCGACTCCTTCGGTTAAATGGGATAGTACAACCAGCACACCTGAAATTGAAAAAAACATCGACACGGCAAAGGAGGCTGTCGTTAAGCAGTGTGGTTTTGAACCTAACATTATTGTTATACCGCCTGCTGTCGCAAAAGTGATTAAAAGAGATCCTTCTATCCGGGAGTTGATAAAATACACAAACAGTGATCTCCTGGTGAATGGAGACCTACCTCCGACAATCTTTAATCTGAAAGTAATAATTCCAGGAGCGATTGAAGATATATCCAATCCTGCACAGGCTCAGGATTTAGCAAGAATATGGTCTGAGGATAACGTGCTAATTGCTTATGTCGATCCTGAAGCCGACGATACGGACACAATCACCCTGGGAAAGCAGTTCAGATGTAAGATGACCGCGCACCAGGTTGATGAATTGATTGCGGTGTGGCGGTACAGAGAGGAAGCCAGACACGGAGAGTGGTTTGAGGTAGGACTTCTGAACGATGAGAAGCTAATTTCCGCGGCGTGCGGATTCTTGCTAACTGATGTTTTGGCATAAGTTAACGTTATCCCGGCGGCTTTTCTGCTTTCAAGACCACTTCTGTTGTACTACTCAGCCGCCGGGATAATGGAAACCGGGAGGTGATCATGAAGGTCTTTAAAACTAATGTGATGTATGGACATATACTTCTCAAAAAAGGTACTCCAGTGGATTCATATAAGAATCTTTCTACTAAAGATATCAGGGTACTTGCGTCCTTCATAGAAGAAGTTAAAGAAGAAACTAAGGATAATACCAAAGAGGCAACTGAAGAAAAGGATCTCACAAAATTGAGCTATAAAGAGCTAACCAAGCTTGCGGAAAAGAAGGGAATCCCTGGATATAAAAAACTTAAAAAAGCAGATTTGATTAAAGCGCTAATGGGTGAATAATGCCTGTTTATACAACTATTGAAGCCGTGGAACAGTGGACTCCTTCCAATCTACCGGACACAATCGATAACACATTCAAAACAAATGCTATAGCGCAAGCATCTGAAGAAATTGATGCAGCGCTAACTAAATTTGGACTGGCATATAAATCCAATACGCAAAAATTCCCGGATATCACGGATTCTCCACCTACACCTGTAATCATACAAGAGGTAGCTCAGTGGTTGGCTGCATATAGATATTATGTTAAGCTTAAGGAAATTAATAAGAACATGGAGATGAAGCAGGGATTTCTCTTGCGGGATATGGCGAAAAAGCGGCTGGAACGTATTAACAACGGCGAAATGGACGTGATTCTCAGCGATGGTACAAAAATCGAAAGATATGTGAATGATATTTATCACACGAAAGATGGCGTTGAACCACGTATTAACGATACTAACGTTAGCGACTTTGATCCATTTGCACAATATGAGTGAGATAACGACACGTATTAAATTTGAAAAGGCATTAGCTGAATTACGACAGACGGTAATAAAAGTTGTAAACTTACGGACGCCTCTGAAACAGTTTGGTGTATATATGATTCAGCGAACAAAGCAAACATTTATAATGTTAGGCAAAGGCGGAACTTTCCGGGGAGTAACATGGAAACCCTTTGCTAATCAGTACGTACGCAAGGATGGAACAGTTATTCCAGCCTGGGGAGGTATAGAGAAAGTTAAGGGAAAAGGTAAAGTCCTGGGCAGACTTCGTCCCAGCAAGAAGCGAGTTACCGAACAATCGGAACTCCTTCGGGATACCGTGCAATTATATGCCGCTATTCCTTCAGGTATGATAGTAGATGATGAGGGTTTGCATATTGCTACATCCAAAGAATATGGCGTATACCAGCAAAGGACACGTCCATTTTTATTTTTCGAAGTACCTAAGGATATTAATGAATTACGAAAGTTTATTATTGCGAGGCTGAATCATGGCTGATGAATACAATGAACTAGAGTCGAGCATTGCCTCTGCGTTACAAATGGATGAGTGGCTCGGTAATAAAACCAATGTAGCCGTAATAGAGGAAAAATTTACCAGAGAAATAGAAAGTGCATATGAACATCAGCTCCCCCGGATTGGTGTTCTGGTGATTGGAGAAGAATCAGAGAGCGACATTGGGCAGGCATATTATCGCAGGACATTTAACATTCTGATAGAAGTAATATGCGCAGGCGGATATTCGCCACAGGTGGATACTGATTTAAAACATATTCTGGCGGAAGTACGGAGGTTTTTCAGGGAAGAAAATAGAAAGGATATCCGGCTGAATAATCCTGATATTATTGAGATAAGTAATGGTGATATGCACATTAATTACAACTTTGAAAGTGAACACGTGCATGTAGGTTATACGAACGTAAAAGTAACAATTAACCAACAATAAGGAGAGGTAGCCATGGCACTGGATCCATCAAAAGTAGTATATGGGCCGTTTAATGTTAGCTTTAAAGATAGTACCCCAGCGGAAGTCTTCGGGGTTACCGGATTGAAATATGATGCTGTTAAGTTTTCTGGAGAGACGAAAGAAGGCAGTATCGAACTGGAAGACGGAAAAGAAAAATTCTGGACAGAAGGCAGAAAGCTTGTTGTTGAGATTACTGTTACTCAGTTAGACACAAGTGATTTAGCAAATATTGAAGACAATTCGATTGTGTCAGTAGAGCTCACTTTCTTACAAGCTAACAAAACAATCACAATTTCTAATCCTGATCAGATAGTCACACACATTGACGAAGGATTTAAGACTCGCATTAAGATTACAAAGACCGGAGACGTTTCACAGGCCTGGGGAGACATTCTTAGTCTATAATCAATGGAGGCAATATGGCTGGTAATAAATGGGTATGGCTAATTGACCCCACTGGTGAGCCGTGTAAAGTAAGAGCTGAGGTAGTGGAAGATCGCCTTGCGAATGGATGGAAAAAACCTGAAGAGAGACCAGAAGAGAAAAAGGATAAAGAAGGGAAAAGCAAATGAAAGAAAAATATACCTACGTCTGGATCGTCCCATCTTCTGGAATCTTCAGGCGGAAAAGAAAGGTTACTGCATATCAGGAAGAGCTAACCCTCGGACAGGAGGTCGAGCTCGTGAAAATATTATATGAATTTGACATCGGCACAGTGAGCGATTTGACAAAACTGAATCTATCTGATGTAATCAGGCGCCTTGTGGAATCAGGGTTAATATATGATATGCTTCAGATTATTCTACGACCGAAGCTCAATAAGAAAGAGCTACAGGCAATTCCAACGCTGGTACTTGGGAGGATTATTCGTGATTTTTTCGAATTGAACGCCGGATTGGTCATGTTGTTCAGGAGTTTCGCCGAAGGAATCGCATCTGGACAGAAACAAGGAGTGGAGGGAAACGATTTACAGTCGAGCGATTAATGTACTGTCTGGCGCGTGGAAATCCTGCGGATATACTCAGAATTGCACAAATGAAACGAAGCGAAGCATACTGCTGGGCATTATTGATGGGAGAAAGAAATGACATCTGATATTATCACGCAGATAGTACTCGAAGTTTTATATAAAGACAAAGCATCAAGACCTGCGCAGGAAACGGAACAGAAACTGCGGCAAGTATTTGGAAACATTAAAAACTTCATGAAAATCTCATTTGGTACATATACCCTTAAGCAGGTAACTGATTTTATAGTGGAAACAGCACGACTTGCCGGCGAAAATAAAGCTCTGGAAAGCTCCTTTCACGAATTAGCAGAAGCACAGGGAGAAAATGCAAATGTAATGCTTTCAAAGATGAAAGAGGCTGTCCGGGAAACTGTTGATAATATGGAGCTAATGAAAGCGGCAAACCAGGCAATGTTACTGCAACTCCCAGCCACGGCGGAAGATATGGCGTTCCTTGCGGAAGCAGGTTATAAACTTGGAAAAGCTGTTGGAAAAGACGCCACCTACGGTCTTCAGTCACTAATTGAAGGTCTTGGGAAAGGCTCTCGAGAAATGCTGGATAATCTGGGAATTGTGATAGATACTAACGCAGCTTATGAAGAATATGCTCAAAAAATTGGGAAAACTGTTGATGAATTGACTGAAGCGGAGAGGAAGACGGCATTTTATGAGGCAGGAATTAAACAGGTCAAAGCCAGCCTGGAAAAAATGGGAGAGGTTCAGGAAGATGTAACGGATCAGATGCTACAGGCACAAACGGCAATAACTGAAGCTAAAATAGCTCTGGGGGAACTTTTTGCTCCTGCAGTTGCTGCAGTCAGCAGAGAAGTAGCCAACTCTGCGAAAACTTTAAAAAGCTGGTTTGATTTACAGAAAAATCAGATAGATCTCACAAGTGAAAAGTGGCAAAAACTCGAAAAGGAAACGAAAATAGCATTATTAAAACAGCGAATTGCTATACTTGAAGAAGCAATAGCTCGGACCAGCGATCCATCTTTTCTTGAGATGCTTAAGAACGCATTTATTGAATTAGTCTCAGGAAGTAGCCCTGTCCCTCTGGGCTTAGAGCACTTAACAACAAAACTGATAAATCTCCAGGATGAATTAAATAAGCTTCAGCAGGAATTGAAAAGTTTACGAAAAGAGGGTGGAGACACAGCTGAATCTTTTGAGGAGCTTAATAATAAATTAGAATTCAAAATTCGATATCCTAAAAAAGATCTCGAACATGAATTAAAACACCTGGAGATATTAAAACTTAAAGCACAATACTCTGAAGAATATAAAAATGAGTATATAAATGCTATTAGAACCATTATGATGGCATTGGCAAAGCAAGGGGGAACCGAAACAGAGCTTTATTGGCAACTTAAGAATACCCTGAAGGATTTAACGGAAAGCACAGAAAATTATGCAGAGCGTACAGTAGATGCTTTTGGCCTTATAATATCCTCAATTAATGCTATAGGCTACGAGCTTGGACAAGCTTTAGCTGGAGTAGAAGAAGGCTGGAAAAATGTTTTAAAAAGAATGCTCTTTATAGTGATTGATGCAATTGAACAATTAGTTCTTCTTGCGAAAATTAAAAGAGCTGTAGAGGATATAGGACTTGGGCAAGGAGGAATATTCAACCCTGCAAATTGGGCTAAATTTGCAGCAAATAATGCTTTCCTTTTGGCACAGCTTGCAGCCCTGGAGGTTGCTCGGGGTGCGGTGGCTGCAATGGCAAAAGGGGGAATTGTTACCAGCCCCACATTATCATTAATAGGTGAAGCAGGGCCAGAGGCAGTTATACCTTTGAGTAAGCTTCCTGAAGTCACAAATGTAGTGAAGACAGATGAAGTCGTACGGGAGATATCTTTGCTGCGAATGGATATACGAGAGATGAACCAGAATCTGCAAAAAATGAAAATAGTTATGAGGATCAATGATAAGGATATATATGGTGCATGGCAGAATGAACAGAATAGGATGAACAGGATGTCACTATGACGCTACATGGGAATGAACTTTTAAAACATCTTATTGAGGACCCCTTTGAGAATTATGAAGAAGTATATGAACATGAAGATTTTCAGGTTAAGGCTTGTGAAATTGAACTTCACACAGATATATCAACGGCTAAAAAATTGAAATACAATGATAAAATCAAACTGACCAAAAATGGAATAACCATCGAAGGTTATATTCGCGGACAAAAACGTAATCCATTAAAAAATACCTGCACGATTCGAGTACAGAACAGCAACATAAAAGCGAAAACAGAAATACATTCCATGACCGGATTGCCGGAATCTTATTTACATATATTTTCTCAAATGTGGCGGAAGCCACAGGAAATCTTACCTTTATTGCTGAACCGGGATAAAGAACTCCAGCAGATTTTCTCTATTATTGACGTTCAACTCGGGGAATATCCAATCGAAGATCAAAGCGAAATTTTTCGTGCACGTGGTTGCATGAGAGCTAATGTTGATCCAAAAGAAAAACTACAAATCTCTTTATACGAAGAAGCTATTATATCTCCTCTACGGGACTGGTTAATACAGTTAACATATAACAATAAAAGTACTAAATACCTGTATAGACGACGCGAAAATCAAATATTTCCAGTTGACTATAGCCCTGATCCTCCCGATAGTGATAGATGGCTTAAATCCTCTATTGAGGAAGTGACTGGTACTTTCTTTCAACATTACCTACCTCGAATATTGTATGAGCATATACCCCAAATAATAATAGACATGTTTGATATCAAAAACATCAAAAATCTTTCAACAGCCTGTCTGATAAAAGATCAGAATAATTGTATTGCCATAATGGAGAATATACAAACAAATGAAGATGAAGATGAGGATGAAAAGGGTGAAATATTTTTCCATGTGTTTCTTATAAAAAATTACGCTACTATGAAACTTGATAAACTTTGCTGTTATTGGAAAGAACAGCCATTTTCGAATATCATATCGGATTTATGTTTCCTCTACGATTCATATTTTCAGGTTAGAAACTTTGATCAGTTGTATATTCGTCCTAATAACATCGGAATAAACACCATAGATATTCGCAATTACATACGAAATATCATTGATTACAATCAGGAGGTAAGTGAATATTCATTCCCGGAATATAGTTTTAAAGCTATAGATACAAATGGCGGTAACGCCTTTGGACTTCCACCTGAGGTTGAAGAGTTGCTTAACAATACATATAGCAGCAAAGTAAAAGGAATATTGAAAACTGTATTGAAAATCTATAGGGGAGATTTTCCTATTGTACACATAAATGATCAAATAGTTGATCGGAATTATAATTTCGGTATAGTGAAAAAAATAGAATACCAGAAAGAAGGAAAGGTATACGTACTGACTATACACAAAAGATTGGACACTATAGAAAATTTTAACGATTGGTGGGAGATTTAGCAATGTCTGTGTATGGAACAGGGGTACCAGCAGTAAAACTGGTTAAAAAAGACGAAAACAATAATTACACAGAAGTTTTAACGATAATACTGCCCCGGCCAACAAAGCGCAAACAAACTCCGGTGATAGAAAGCATAGAGGTGACAAATTTTAAAGGAGAAGTACTTTACAGAAAAAATGAATACAGGTTCAAGATACTATTGCAGTGGGATAAAATTTCAGTAAATGAATTCTATGACATAATAAAAATCACTAATTGGATTGGTGAAATATGGTACTATCCCGATAAAGATATTTCGTATTACAAAGAGACTGTTATAGTTGAAGATTTTACTTACTTCTATGTGAAAGATAAGATTTATTACAATGGGGTGACATTAAGTTTAAAATCAATTCTCCGCAGACCTAAAATACAAACACCTGATAGTTTGTTAATGGGAAAGTTAAGAACTTCAATACAGTGAGGTGGGTATGAGCGCGAGATTTTCCATTACATTACTTGATCAAAGCGGTAATGCTAAAACTGGTCTGGATGTGGATTTATATGCAGGTGATGGAACGACTGGACAAAAAGTAGGGGACTTTATAGATAATGGAGACGGTACATATTATATTGATATAGCCAGCAGTGGTGTCTATACTGTCCTTGTAAATGGTGTTATTCAAACCGAATTACAGTCTATATTCATTGCTGTAGATGATACTCTAACAACTTCAGATGTTGTCAATAATCTGGTTTCCACCGATACAGATAAACCTCTCTCAGCTGCAATGGGAAAAATCTTGCAGGATAATAAGGCAGATATTAATCATACGCATAATGCATCAGACATAAATATCGTTGATGAAGGAGGTCATTTCAGCAGCAATAACGCAGAGGATGCACTTCAGGAAATAGGAGAAATAATTGGAGATTTCGATCTAAAAGAAACAACATATATAAACAATTTGACAAATATAACTGCATGTCTAAGAAAAATAGATAGTTTAATTAAATATTTTGAAAATTATAGTACTTTCAACCAAAATATTTCTATCAAAAAAATATTATATTCCCATAAAAAAGAAAATTTATCTCCAACTGGTCCCATCTTTTTAGATAATTTTATTATTTTGAACAAAGATAGCTTCGTTGACTTAATCAAACTATGTCACTATAAAATTTCAACAGATAATAAAATCACTTTCAATTTCATGGCAAGACATGAAGCTCCTTTAGATTACAAAACTGGAAATGAAAAAATACGTGTCGGAATAGGTGGTACATATCAAGAAATCGAAATAGCTGACGAATCTTTCGACGACAACGACTTTGGTTACAGTGTGGACATCTACTTAAGTGATTTAAATAATGACTTATATATGGTTTATTTTCAAGCTAAAAATCCAAGCCCGGATTATGGTTTATATATTTGGGGAATCGAAATCACACTCACTTAG